GCCGAAAGGGGGGCTTGAGGATGGCGCTGGGAAGTGTGGCTGTCAGCGGCGGCATGAGCAAAAAAGAGAAAGAGAGGATGATGTACATGGACGGGAAGTTAGTTTGGAGTGCGGCCATGGGCGCTTCCAGCAGTATGAGCACCACTGCCCCGGCAGAGGTGGACTATATCGTGGTGAAGCCTATGGCTTTGGCTTTTACAAATTCTGTCCCTTACTCGCAGCAAAAAACGGCACGGGTTGCCCGAGGAGGCTCAGGTCATGTATCGTGGATGCAACATTCAAGGTACAACAGTTCGATGGTGTCCAGCAATTATGCAAAGGTCACATTTTCAGCCGAGGGAAACATCAGCATTTATTATCCGCAGGATAACAGTGATGACTACTGCACTGTTGAGGGCTACCACTACTACTGATGACGAATAACGACAATTTAAATACGGGAATACAATTTATGAGTAAAGGAAATGTTGCCACTAAAAGTGGCATTACCACATATTCAAAAGAAGAAATACTTTCTTTCATTAAAAAGGCTATGGAAGGACGAGGACGTGTCATTTATACGGGAAGTGGAGCTGTATCCTATAATGATGACGGAGTTTTTGACGTCCCGGAAGAAACTGATTATGTCGAGTTGACCTGTGTCTATTGCGACTCTAATGTAAGTAATTATCTATTTTCTAAAGGAACAATAGTAAAGAGAGGGCAAAGTGTTGATAGTGCAAGTAACTATGAATGCACAGCTTCCTTCCCTACTTCTGGATCTTTTCGTCTTATTGGATATAATAAAAGTTACAAGACTTCCATAGCATTTTATATTGTTGTGGGTTATCATTATTAAATTCACGTTATAAAGCTTAAATAAGAAAAGAGGTGATTTTATAGTGGTCGGGAATGTATCGACAAATAACGGCACTACCACATACACAAAGAATGAAATCGATTTACTTATTAAGGGAGCAAAATATAGCGATGGAGAGCTTGTTTATACTGGCAGCACTTGGGTGAGTTACAATTCAGATGGAACTTATTCATTTCCAGAAGATGTTGATTATGTAAAATTGACGTGTACAAACTGTAGCTCGTATGTCCCTAATTATCAATATCTTAACGGTATAAAGGTTGCAAAAGGTAGCGTTGTATATAGTGCCAACGACTCATATGTAAAAGCAGATTTCTCGACACCGGGCACGTTAAGACTTGCTGGATATTCTTCCGCTTATAAAAATGATAGAGCGTATTACACTGCGGAGGCATACCGTTATTTTTAATTCAAGGAGGTGATTTCCGATTGAAAACAAATGCTGATGAATACATGAGACGATTGGCTGACATACAAAACCAGTTCAACTCCCCTTCTCTTGTTATGCTTCCCACAGACGAACCTCGTTTTATCATTGACGCAAACGAGCGCACGATTTCTATTCCCGATAGCTTTACCTTTCTTGGTGTCTTAAACGACCACAATGCAGAAACCGTTTACTTTGAGATTGACCGGTACTATGACCAGACTGATCTCAGCAAAAAGACGTGCATTGTCCAGTATGAATCTAGGGCAAACAAGCATGGCGGATTTTATCCTGTCACAAAATTGGATATTACAACCGTACCTGGCAAGATCATTTTTGGATGGGAAGTTCAGAACGATGCAACATCCTGTCCTGGAGATCTTGAATTTTCGGTAAGATTTTACTCCACAAAACAGGACGATGACAGGATTATTTTTAGTTATAACTTTAACACAGAGGTCGCCGTATTACCAGTTAAAGACGGGTTGGATACTATAGAGAAGTCTGTACAGATTGAATCTGGAGAGGTGCAATCTTTGACTGATAAATTCACTGGTCTCTTAAAATACGCCAAAGAGGTTCAGGAGCGTGTTGAGAGCGTCGATATTGTAACTTTAGACGCCATCAATGCGGCTAATACGGCGACTCAAAAAGCCAAAGAAGCCTCATCCAGTGAAACTATTGCCACGGAAAAGGCAAACGCCGCCATTAGTTGCGAACAGATTGTTGTTGCGAGCAAAGAAGCAGCTGCGACCTCAGAACAAAAATCCAAGACTAGTGAACAAAACGCTCGAAGCTCTGAAAAAAACGCTTCTAAAAGTGCGACTGCAGCGGCCAACTCAGAAGCCCATGCTAAAGCAAGCGAAACAGCTGCCAAAGCCAGTGAAACGAATGCCGCATTAAGCGCCGCTAGTGCAAAGGAAAATGCAGATAAAGCACTTTCTGTAGCCTCTCCGCCTGATAAGACGCTAACTCAAGAGAATGTCTCCGCAGAAGCCAAGTCTACTGGTGACGCCTTGAATGACCGTTACACCAAGTCAGAGGCTGATGCGAAGTTTTCTTTGAACCCTGCCACAGCAGATACTCTTGGCGGGATAAAAATTGGCACAAATCTTACTATCTCCGAAGATGGCACATTGAATGGTCCCACCTTGCTGGCATTCCAGTGGGGTACTACCGCTCCAACAACTCTGCCAGAAGGTACGGTATATATCCAGTACAGTACATAAGGAGGTGGTGTAATGAGTATCTATGTCGGAGTCGCAATTACTTCCGTCGCCATCACCGAAACAAATGTGGACAGTTATTTTACATCTTCTAATGGGTCGTATACGTTTGTGTAGAGTGGCGGTACTCTCGAAAATAATAACAAAAACATAAATTCAACCAGCGCAACAATCACATTAACCGCAAAGCAAACATCTTCCATTAGATTTAACTATGGATGGGGATCTGAGGCAAACTATGATAAATTTACTATCGTAGTGGCCGGAACAACTGTGATAAGCTCTGTTAGTGGGACGGGTTCTAATTCTTAGAGTGGAACGATTTCTAAAGGACAAACAATTTCTCTAACCTATTCTAAAGATGGTTCAGGCAGTAGGTATGGCGATTATGCACAAATTTACAATGTCGTTTTAAGCGGCCTTCCGAGCGCAATCGTTCCTGTTGCGGCTCAGAAATTATATTTCGGCCTCCCAGAAGGTGGCGGCAATGTGGTAGTGCAAAAAGCGTACATTGGTGACGCCACGAATACTCCGCGATTGTGGTATAGTGCCACATAAAAGAAAGAAGCCCTCGGCTTTTGGCCAAGGACCTCTTCCCCACATACATATTAGAGTAGGTAACACATAATTTGCTCGACGAAAGTAAATCATGCTGTAACATACTATATCATGATGTGTGAAATTTGTCAACGTAAAAAGAATCGAGGTGATGAAGTGATTATTGGATTATTGAATGCTGGTCCGCACGTTTATTCTTTTACAATCGGGCAACTGTGGCAACTGATACTTACCATTTGTGGCGGCATCACTGCCATGTCTGCTGCAATTGCCGTCATTATTAAGTAGATCAATAAAGCAAGGGAGCCGAACACTCGTCAGGATGAAAAATTAGCTCTTCATGACAAACGATTTGAAGCCATCGATGATAGTTTCGACGCGGTGAATCATAAGCTGTCTGCCGATAAAGACCGATTGGACTTGTTCCAGTCTAAGTTACTTTCTCTGGAAGAGCGCCAGAAAGAGAACTCTATTACGATTGAAGTACACGACCGTAAAATCGTAGAAGCAGAACAGCGTATCGGTCATAGTGAGCAAGGTAGCAATGTCACAATGAAGGCTCTACTCGCACTTCTCAGTCATGGTATTGATGGTAATGCTATTGAGCCCATGAAAGAAGCCAAGGCAGACTTGGAAAGCTATTTGATTGATGGTCAAAATATTAAGAGAATGAATTAACTCGTAGACTTGGTTGGCTGTATGCCGCCGGGTCTTTTTATTTTATCAGGAGGTATATTATGATGGATTTTATGAATCAGGTTATCACTACTGTCGTTCAGCTGGTTATTGCCGGTGCTGGCACTGCTTTTATGGTCTATGGTATCCCATATCTCAAGAAAATTGGCGTCTATAAGCTTGTCCAGATGACCGTTCGTGCTGCTGAGAAGGTCGGCGCAACTGGTGTTATCAAGAAAGCTGACAAGAAGAAGTATGTTGTCGCTGCTCTTGAGAAGATGGGTGTTACGGTCACTCCGACTATCGACATGATGATCGAGGCTGCTGTTAAGGAGCTGGATATTCAGAATGAGAAAATCGAGAATGAGTTGAAGAAGAATTGAGGTGCGCCGCATGGCAGTAAATACATACTCAATGAAGAAAGATTGGAACAAAAAGGTGTCGGCTCATTTCTCCGTCTATGAGTTCGCCTGCTCTGATAAAAGCGATACCGTTCTAATCGATACAGAACTTATCTACATTCTTGAGCAGGTGCGGGCTCATTTTGGCATGCCTGTCCATATCAACTCCGGCTACCGCTCCCCTTCTTACAATATTTCTATCGGCGGCAGTCCTCGCAGTCAGCATTGTTTGGGTACAGCAGCGGATATTACCATCAAAGGTATTGACCCGATTCGAATTGCGCTATACTTGGCTTCCATGCCTTATTTCCAGAAACGGGGTGGTATCGGCTATTACAGTCGAGTGCAGTTAACAGGAGGCTTTGTTCATGTTGATGTGCGGAGCTGGAAGTCTCGCTGGATCAGTAAGGTTGGCACTGCATATGTATCGGTGAGTAAAATCATGCCTACGATTCGTCAGGGTGCGAAAGATTGCACTGGCGGCATTTCGTATACAGTCACCGTGCTGCAGCGGCATCTAGGCGTAAAAGCGGACGGCATCTTTGGAGCGAGTACTAAGGCAAAACTGATGGAATGGCAAAAGGCACATGGCTTAAGTGTTGACGGTATCTGTGGACTAGCTACATGGGGTTCGTTTTGATGGAACATCAGAATACTCTTCGTGCAGGAGATAAAATCAAATTAGACGGAATACTATATTCAAACAGCCAGACACATTGTAGGATGTGCCGCTCTGGTGAGTGGTTTATTTATGATGGAAAACTTGTCAATGGACGGTATCGAGTGACAAATCTTGAAAGCCGTATTGGCAAGTATCCAATCTCAGTAAATGTGTCAGGCTATGTTGAGCCAGGTGATGTTGAACTGATATAAAACGAATGGGGTATTGATCCTTAATTGGACCAGTACCCCATTTTTAGCTTTGATTATTTTATCGATTCAGACAGCCACCCTTTCCAGCCGCCAACTGTGTGCGGGCAATTATCCTGCTGTGCGACCAGTTCATTTAAGAGCGCTGCCAGCTCATCATCTGACAGTTCTCGAATAGCCTGTGCTTTATTATTTTTACGACCAAATTCATCCAGGCCATGTTTATGTAGAACGAAGCCGAGTGCGATATCAAGTATTGTTGGATTATTCGTTAGTTTTATCCTTATATTCACCAAGTCCGTGCTTTTCTATTAGTTGTTTTCGAGTTTTTTCTCTGAAATCAGTCGCCTCTTCTATTGTATCGAAGTCTTGCGTTGCACGTTCTTTGGCAACTTGAACAGAAGCTCGGAATTTTCCTTTAACCTTAAATATCCCTCGGACTCCTGTACTGCTTCTCGAAGTTGCTTTTACGCTAAATACGCCAGAGACACGAGAACCATTCACGATTGTTTTCGCGTTTGCTTTTATAGACAGCTCTTTCATTTTGTCTATATTATATTGTTGGCATCCACAGCTTAAAGGGTTTCTACGAATAGTTGTTGCAGGGAGTTCTTTTTCTTGTCCACAAATATTGCAGTGGCACAAATAAAGAGCGTTCCCATTATCATCCGTTCCTACTCGTTCTAATACGGTAACAGCTCCAAAAGTTTTGCCTGATAAGTCTGCTTTCTTTTCTTTATAACGGCAACCGCAATCTTTCTTTTCTTTAAGATGAGACCCTACAATATCTACTTCAGCTCCGCATCTATGACAGATACAGTGCCACAATGGATCTCCGCGCTCAGTGCTGCCGTTCCGGCCGAGAACTTCTAGGTCGCCGTACCATTTACCAGTCTTGTCTTTTGCTATATGTTTTCCTGTTGTTCCTTTAGTCTTACCCATACTCTGCCTCAGCAAATATCAGAAGGCCATAAATCATTCATGGATACCCCACAAGCGTCCGCAATTTTTTGAAGAGTGCTCATCTTTGGGTCTACCTTCCCATTTTCAACATTCTGAATTGTAGTTGGAGAAATTTCAATTTTTTCTGCGAGACTGCGGATAGTGAATCCAGCCTTTTTACGTGCTCTTTTGATTCTTGTGCGGGGATTGAGAAGTTTATCGATATTGGCAGTTTGAAAACCAATCGTAAAAAATCCCTGTTGCTGCATTGAAATAGTTTTTAATGCAAAGCTTGCATCCATATCTTCCTGTGTGACGCCTTCAAGAACAAATCCACATGCTTCATCAAGAGTTGAAGTCATTTTTTTATGCTGGTGGACCATGGCAATTTTCATTGATACTTGACGCACAGGGAACCTACTGGCATTGTCGAGGTCAGCCTGATTAAAGGGTCTGTCTTTCCCCTCTCCAAGAGCTTCGCATAGCAGTCTATAAAGCTGGCCGAGACGATTAACGGTAATATTTTCCATAACAGCACATCCTCCTATAACTTTCTATGAGTATTGTATCACTAAACTGTCACTGTAACAATTATCTGTTTGCACAAAAACCAACTGCAATTTTGTAACGCTTTGCTGTAACAAAACAAAAAGACGCAGGATTGCTCCCGCGCCCATCATGAGTACATTGTTGTTCAAATGCGATTTTCAATTTTAACGCTGCTTATGTAATGGCGTCACTAGGACGCCGGGGCTGCTGTGTCACATCAGAGCTCTTACGATTAAGACTCAAAATCGGATTCGACTACGGTGCTAGTGGTGTAAAATTCAAATTGGTGTCAAAGTGGTGTAAAACGATTCCGAAATAGATGATTTTAGTCGTAATATCGATGTTTTTCAACCATTGAACAAAATTAGGTATATTATACCCGATTTTTCCAAGATTCTCAAGCCTTGTTCCATTCCTTTTTTTTCCGGGAATGTTACAAATCTGGCAAAAGGAGCGGAAATTTCGGACACATGCCTTGAAGTCACTTTCACTTGTGCTTTTTGCCCGCAGCGGCTTTGTTCCCGCCCACAGGGCCCCGGGGACGGCGGGCAGCAGCCCTGGACTGCAAAGCGGCCGAGCGGGTCTGGGCGCGGCCCTTGGCGGCTGCGGCGCGCAGGCCGTTCACCTCTGCCTTGGTCAGCTCGCGGTATTTGCCGGGCTGGAGCATCCCCAGCTTGACGACGCCCTCGGCGTTCCGCTTCAGACGGATGACCTCGAGGCCCACGGCCTCGCACATCCGGCGGATCTCGCGGTTCTTGCCCTCTTTCAGGGTCATCTCCATGACGGTGCGGCCCGGCTCGTCGGTGACGACGTTGATGGCGCAGGGCAGGGTCTTTGTGCCGTCGTCCAGCACGACGCCGGAGCTGAGCTTCAGGAGCTGTGCCTCATCGGCCCGGGGCTGGACGGTGACGCGGTAGAGCTTGGAGATGCCGCCGGACGGATGGGTGACGGCCTGTGCGAAAGCGCCGTCGTTGGTCATCAGCAGCAGGCCCTCGCTGTCCTTGTCGAGACGGCCCACGGGGTACAGACGGGCCGGGATGTCGGCCACCAGCTCCATCACCGTCTTGCGGCCCAGCTCGTCGCTGGCGGGGGGGACATAGCCGCGGGGGGTTTTCAAA